GTTGACTAGAGCAACGGCCCTTGCAAAGCGATCTACGTCACCGGCGCCGGCAACGTCAACATCAACCTGGTTGGTGGCGGCACCGCTGTGCTCACGAGCTTGTCTGCTGGCCAGATCATCGAGGTGGGCGCACAGCGCATCTTGAACACCAGCACGACGGCCACCGGCATCTTCGCGCTTTACTGATAGGAGAAACACATGGCAACCGTAGCAGGGGTAGACCAGCTCTACCTACAAAACCACCGCGTTCGCACATGGACGCCGCTCACCACGACCAACTCTGACGGTGACCCGATCAGCTATGCATCCAACGGCATGGGTGGCGTGACCTTCCAGGTCAACGGCACGTTTGGTTCTGGCGGCACAGTGCTGGTCGAAGGCAGCAACAACGGCATCAACTGGTACACGTTGAGCGACCAGGCCAACTCGCCGGTGTCGTTCTCTGCTGCCGGCTTGAAAACCGTGCGCGATCAGCCTTTGTTCATGCGTCCGCGCGTGAGCGCAGGCGACGGCACCACATCCATCACCGTCGTCGCAGCGTTGCAAAAGACCGCAACGCTCAACGCATAAGGAGCGACCGACATGCCAATGATCAGTCTTGCAAAAGGCGAGGGCAGCGTCGAAGAGTATGTGCCCAACCCATACGGCTACGGCACTTGCATCTGCTTGACAGAGGAGCAAGTCGAAGCCTTGGGACTCGACAAGAATCCTCCTCCTGCCGGCACAAAGGTGGGCATTCGCGCGATCGCGGTCGTGCGCCGCGTCACCACCGAATACGACCCGGCCAAGGAAGCGGCTGAGGGCGAGGATCCAGAGGACATCGATGTCGCGCTTGAGCTGCAACTGACCGACATGGAAGTCACCGTCGGTGCGACCGGCAGCAACAATCAATCAGCGTCGATGCTCTACGGTGGTGACAATGACTAAGAATTGGATCGGCAGCGCCACAGCAGGCGCTCACGGCCAGTTCAAAGCCAAAGCCAAAAAGGCTGGAATGTCAACGCGCGCATACGCAGAAAAAGAAAAAGACAAAGGCGGCAAAACCGGCAAGCAAGCTCGCTTGGCTTTGACGCTTATGAGCATGAATCATCATCACGCCGAAAAGCTCTACGGCAAAAAGTGATGACGGTATGCATGACAAAAACGAACAGGACTAAATTTCGCAATGAGTAGTTTCGATCCTCTCGACATACGCGGCCAGGAGAAGGCGATCTCCGAAGCAGGTGAACGCAACAAGCTGGCGCTCCAAACGGAGCAAGAGGATTTCAAATGGCTCATGGGAAATAAGCGTGGTCGTCGCATAGTGTGGCGACTGCTTGAGCGAACAGGCGTGTATCGAAGTTCTTTTACCGGGAACTCCGAAACATTCTTCAGGGAGGGTATGAGAAACGTGGGCTTGATGCTCTTGGATCAGATCCACACGATCACACCCGACCAATTCGCAGTGATGCTAAAGGAACAGAAAGATGTCAGAAACGCTGATGACGGACGCCGCAACCAACACTGAAGGCGCGCCTACATCGTCGGACGCTGCACCCGCAGATGCGCAAGCGCAAGCAAACGCAGACGCAGGAGCAGCACAACAGCAACAAGCGACCGACGGCAAAACCCCAACGACCGAGACAACCTCGCAAGATGGGCAGACCGATGGCAAACAGGCCGCGCAGGATGAAACGAAGGCCAGCGCACCTGAGAAGTACGAGTTTCAAACGCCAGATGGCGTCGTCGTTGACGACAGCTCCATCGAAGCGTTCTCGGAAATTGCCAAAGAGCTGGACATGCCGCAGGAAGCTGCGCAGAAAATCCTCGACAAGATGGCGCCAATCTTGGCCCAACAACAAGTCGCGGTGCTCGACGGCCTGAGCCAATCCTGGATCGAGGGCGTGCGAGCGGACAAGGAGATCGGCGGCGACAAGCTGCAAGAAAACCTTGCCGTGGCCAAGAAGGCGATCGACACCTTCGGCACACCAGAACTGCGCCAGTTGCTGAACGATTCCAAGCTGGGCAACCACCCGGAAGTCATCCGGGCGTTTTACCGAGCTGGGAAGGCAATCAGTGAGGACAGCAAGGTTGTGTCAGGTGACGCAGCCCGTCCAGGTGGAATGAGAGATTTGAGCAAGGCTCTCTATCCCAATCAGCAAACATGATTTGAAAGGAAATCACAATGGCTACTCTTGCAACCACAGCCCTGACCCTCGCGGATTGGGCAAAACGTATTGACCCCGATGGCCGCGTGCCTGTCGTGGCCGAACTGCTCTCGCAGTCCAACGAAATCCTGGAAGACGCCGTCTTCATGGAAGGCAACTTGCCCACTGGCCACCGCGTGGTCATTCGCACCGGTTTGCCGACCGTCTACTGGCGTGCGATCAACCAAGGTATTCCGACATCCAAGTCGACCACTGCACAGGTGGACGAGTCTTGCGGCATGTTGGAAGCCTACAGCGAAGTCGACAAAGACTTGGCCGAATTGAACGGCAACACCGCTCAATTCCGCTTGTCCGAAGACACCGCCTTCCTGGAAGCCATGAACCAGGCGCAAGCCTCGACCATGTTCTACGGCAACCCCGGCACCGATCCCAAGCAGTACCTGGGCCTCGCAGCTCGCTACGGCACGATCTCTGGCGCCGGTAACAGCCAGAACATCATCGACGCCGGCGGCACTTCGACCAACAACACCTCGATCTACTTGGTGCTGTGGGGCGAAAACACCGTGTTCTGCCCCTTCCCGAAAGGTTCCAAGGCTGGTCTGATTCATGAAGACCTGGGCTTGAACACCGTGTGGGATTCCAACGGCGCTCGCTACCAAGCCTATCGCACCCACTACCAGTGGAAGAACGGCCTGGTCGTGAAAGACTGGCGCTATGTCGTTCGCATCTGCAACATCAACACCGCAAACTTGGTGGCCAACACTTCGGCTGCTGACTTGATCGCGTTGATGAGCCGTGCGCTCGATCGCATCCCCAACTTCGGCATGGGCCGTCCCGTGTTCTACATGAACCGCACCGTCTACTCGATCCTGCGCTTGCAAGCTCTGGCCAAGAGCAACTACGCGCTGTCCATCGAGAAGGGCTTGTCGCAGTTTGGTACCGCGATGAGCTGGTTGTCGTTCAACGGCGTGCCTCTGCGTCGTGTCGACCAGCTGCTCAACACCGAAGCCCGCGTGGTCTAACCCCAGTTCAATAGAAAGGAAATTTCACCATGATCATCGACAACTTTTTGACCCTCTCGGGTTCTTGGTCGAATGGCACCTGGACTGGTCAGACCGTGACCGGCGCCAGCGCCGTGTTGTCCACCAACACCGTCGACCTATTGCAAAACCGCGACATCGGCGAAGGCACCGAAGTCAACCTGCGCGTTGGCATCACTACCGCTTTCACCGGCTTGACCGCTTTGTTGGTGGAAATCATCGTTGCGGATGACGCAGCGTTGACCACCAACGTCACCGTGGTCGGTTCGTCTGGTGCGATCGCTGTTGCATCGTTGACCGCAGGCGCACGTTTTGCGATCACGACCAACCCTCGCATCGGCAGCAAGGGTCAGCGCTATGTTGGCGTTCGCTACACACCGACAGGCACCGGCACTGCTGGCGCTTTGATCGCTGAGTTGGCAGACGGCACCGTGGCCGACGGCCAAAAGTTCTACCCCGTTGGCTTCACAGTCGCGTAATAGGAGATCGACATGGCGCAATACCGCGTGCTTCAAACATCTTTCATCAACAACGCCTTGGTGCAAGAGGGCGAAGTCGTCGAATTCGACGGCGAGCCTGGCAGCAACTTGGAGCCGTTGAAAAAGAGCAAGAAGGGCGCGTCTGCGCCTGTCGATGGCGGCAGCGATGAGCAGCCGCAAGAGCAGGAAGTGAAGTAAATCTCCCTCCTGCGGGTAGAACCGAGGGGGGCCACCGCGCCCCCCTTTTTTTTAAGGGCGAGTCATGGCATCAGAAGTCGACATTTGCAACCTGGCGCTCGGACACATCGGCGATTCAGCGACGGTGTCGAGCATCAACCCACCCGAAGGCAGCGCCCAGGCCGAACACTGCGCTCGCTTTTACCCGATCGCGCGCGATGCGCTGCTGGAGATGCACGCATGGGGCTTTTCCACCAAGCGCGTCAATCTCGCCTTGCTCGGATCCGCATGGCCCGAATGGCAATACTGCTATGCCGTGCCCAACGATGCGGTGAACCTGCTCGCTGTTCTACCACCATCATCGACCGATGACTATTCGGTTGGCATGACCTACATGTTCAGTCAGACCGGTGACCCGGTCGCAGCCGGCGGCATCTATCAGCCGCAGCCCTACAACTACGAATCACTCGATGACGGCACCATCGTCATCTACACCAACCAAAAAGACGCCACGCTGCGCTACACCGCGTTCATCACCGACACCACGGTGTTCTCGCCGCTGTTCATCGTCACGCTGTCGTGGCTCCTGGCCTCATACCTGGCCGGCCCGGTGATCAAAGGCGATGCAGGCGCTGCCGAAG